CCCCAGCGGCTCTCAGGCTGGAGGAACAGGCTGGCCGGCTCGGTGTCGAAGCTCTCAATTTCGGCCAGCAGCATTTCGGCCCGCGCTTCGATCTTCTGCGCCAGACGCGGGTCATTCACCGGATATTCCGGCTCCAGGCGGTTGGCGAGGTTCCAGACCAGCGCCTCCAGCCACTCCTGCGGCAAATCCGGCTCGTTGTTCGACGCATCGAAGTCGTCCATCCGGCGCATGTAGGTCAATTCGACCGTCATGGTGCTGGCGGTGGACGTCGAAGGCGCAGGCCACAGATAAAGCGTCCCGGTGTCGCGCTGCGGCTCGTAATAGAACGCGGTCGGGATCGAGGTAATGGTCTTGTTGGGCTGGTCGTAATAGGTCTGCCGCGCCCATTCCATCATCGGCGTGTCGATCTGCGAGGACGTCACGCGGCGGCGCGCTTCGATCACCCGCATCGGCTTCGGCGTCAGGGTGTATGCCGCTTGCCCGTCCACAAGCGTCACCGAGCGCGTGGTCTGGAGCCAGAGGTGCTTCTTGCTGCCCCACGACTTGACCATGAGGTTGAGCGACAGCCGGCCGTCCTCGTAAGCCCGTGCCGACAGCGCCTCACCCTCGGCAGCAACGCCAAGGATGTGAAACGCCTTTTCGATGATCTCGTTGGTCGTGAGGCCGAAATCGACCGAGCCGGATGTGGTCATGGGAGGGCCTGCCAGTTGTTCTTGCGGATTGCCTCTTGCAGCCGCTGGTTGTTGTAAGCCTCGGCGATGGGGATCGACTGGCGAACCTCGCCGAACTGGACCAGCTCATAGGCCCCGCCATTGCTTGACACCCTGCCCTGAACGCGCCCTTCCCGTGCCATCAATACCCCCTACTGGTCAGGCCCACGCCGTCTGCCCCGGTCAGTGCATAGAGGCCCACGACATCGGTCAAAGGCAGCGCAGCGTAAACTGCTGGCGCTTCTGGCCGCGCAAATAGCGGCGTCTGGTTGTCTGGAACGCCGGTCACGAAGTCCTGCGGGTTTCTGATATCGACAAAGGAACGGTGGACCATGGCCCCGTCCCACTGCCGAACTAGCTGGTCAGCGTAGCACTTGAAGCCAGAGGCATCGCAGATCGCGACCTGGCGGGGACCAACGCGCATGGCATCAATACAGTGCGACGATGCTGGAAGCCGTCGTCCCGGTCGATAGCACCCGGTCCACCTGCACCGGGAAGATACCCACCGGCACGTTGGCGAAGGTGGCGTTCTCGCCGCGCGCCATGCGGACCGTCAGGTTGCCCGTGACGCCGATGTAAAGCGAACGGGTGGTCGGAATGATCGTGCTGTCGTTGGTGGTAACGGCAACCGCGCCATAGGCTGCGGCAACGTCTGTGCTGCGTCCACTCATTTGCTGGTCGCCTTCTTCTTCGGCGCTTCTGGCCGGATTGCGTCAACCCCTTCGCGCAAAGCCTTGCGGATCAGCGCGTGGGCTTCCTTGTGGCCCGCAAGGGAGAGCGTGAACAAAGTCACGCCCTCCCCGTCCTCGACGGCAAGGTTGGCCCCGTCAGAGGAGATGCGGAAGATCATCGACGCGACTTTGCTGCGAGGATGTAGTCGATCGTCAGGGTCTTGGCCGCTGCCGTGGTGGTGCGGATGCCGAAGCTGACGGTCGTGGTGGTGTCGGGCAGATAGGTCGAGGTGCTCACGCCCGTGATGGTGCCAAGCTGACGGCCATCCTGGAAATACTGCACTTCGCTCTTGCCGTTCCAATACCACGCGATTTCGGTGTAGGTGTCAGCGACCAGCACAATACCGGTGCCGGAAGCCGAGCCGGTGGTGGCGTCCTTGCGGCAGATCGTGGTGACCGCACCCGTGCCGGTGGTCGAGAGGAAATAGACGCCATCGGTGACATCTTCCGGCGTGGTGTCAGTGACCTGGAGGCCCATGACAATCACGCTCGACAGGGCCGAAACCTTGAAGCGCGCCTTGAACCAGGCTTCCTTGCCGGCTTCGAACGAAAAGCCCTCGGTGGTCTTCTGCAGGTAGTTGGCGTCGTTGTTTGCGCCCGAAGTGACCGAAGCCAGAAGGCCCCCGTCGCCAGCCGTCAGCGCGGTCGTGCCGGTGCCGGTGACCGTCGCGGTCCACTGGCCGGAGGTGTAGACGTCGAAGTCGTCAAAGAAGCGATGCAGATCGCTCGGATCAGTCGAGGGATAGTTGTAGAGCGGGTCGGGATACTTGCGGGTGCCGACCCCGTTGGGGAAGCGTGAAGGAGTGGACATAGTGAACCTCTAGGCGTTCGGGAGAACGGCGCATAAAACGCCGCCTGTTGGTCCGCATTTGCCTAGAGATGCCCACGCGCGGTTGCGGGCTGCCATGGTTTACCGCATTAGTGGGCGGATTTCAAGCGTTGGTCACCGAGCCGTTCATGGTCGTGGTGTCGGTGCTGGAGCCGTAGTTCAGGCCAGCAGCGTTTAAGCTGGCAGCGTCACCGTAGACATAGAAACGCGGTTGCGTTCCGGTCAGGCCCGAACCGTTGCTGCCCCAGCTTACCGGAGTGCCATCGGTTGCCACGATATTATTGTGATTGGCGGCAGTGTTGAGGTCAACAAACTGGTCGGTGATGTAGAACAGCCCGTGCCGCCCATTGACCAGACCTGTGCCGGTCGGGGGGGAAGTATCGTTCTGACCCATGATCCCGAACGAGGTCCGGGTGTTGGCCATGTTGTCATTCTTCAAGGTCGTGACCTGCGGGAACGGGTCAATCTCCTTGCCTCGCATCAGGAAGAAGCGCCCGGTTGTCTGGTTGACCGTGAACAGCCAAAGCCGCTTTGCAACGTCCGAACCGTCCGCCGCCATCTGGCCAAAGCCTCCGGGGTTGCTGCTGGTCGAGCCGCTGCTGTCAATTTCGGCAATCACAGCGCCAGCGGTGTTCTTGTAGCGCGCCTGGATGCGATGCTGCGAACTGGTCGGCTTCTTGTTGATCGCGTAGTCCGTCCCGCTGCTGTCCGTGTAGCTGCAAGTCGTGGTGTCGGTGCCGTCGAAGGTGGCATAGAACGCGATGGTCAGCGCGCGGCGATCGGTCAGGTCGATAACCGGAGCAGTCCCCGCAACCTGCATCCAGTCGTTTGTGCCATCAAACTGCGTCAGCGCCGGAGTGGTGCCGCTAGCATTCGTGGTCTTGGGCTTGGTGAAGGTCGGCAGGCTTGAATAGCTGCGCGCGGTCCAGTCGTAGCCGGTGCCGATTGCACCAATGCCGTCCGAAGTCAGGTAGGAACCTGCCAGCGGCGTGAACTTGGAAACGATGTTCGACAGATCGACGCTGGTAAAGGTCGGCCCGGTGAAGTGGAAGTCGTAGCAGTTCAGATCCCCGGTAACAGTCGTGCCGATGCCGTTGGGGCGCAGAACGATATTGTCCCAGCTATTCGTATACCAATCGGAGTGGATGCCGTTCGGACCGCCGATCGTGCTGCTGAACGTCCCGACAAGCTGCGTCAGAACAATGTTCTTGCAGCAATAGGAACCCGCGCCAATGTCGTGGAAGTTCATCGCCGGAACCGACGCATCCCCGCTGGTCGTGTCCTTGACGATCGTGTTGTAAAACACCGCGAAGTTGCCCAGCGAAGGCTCAAGCGCAATACTGTCCTCGCAGCAGACGAGGTTCCAGCCAAACACCGCATTGGTGTAAAGCATCGCATTCGCTGTCGTGTCGTTGAACTTCGGACCCGAACCCTGGCTGTAAGTCCCGAATGCCGCAAAGCGCCGCTGCGGAGCGGCAATCAGGCGGTTGCCAATGACAATGGGCGTCCATGCCACAGTCGCAGAGAAGCCCAGCACCGACGAGTGCGGCGAACCGCTGTCCCCTGTCCGCGCCCAAGTGCCGAGGTGGTCATTGTGCCGGAAGTAGATCGTTGAACTGAGCAGCCCCGCCATTTCGCACGGGTTCTGGTAATGGTCGTAAAAGTAGTTGTTCTCGATGTAGTTGGTCGTCCCTGCCGCAGCCTGGATCGAGATACCGCGATAGGTGTCATGGATCGTGTTGTGGTGGATATTGAATGAGCCGACAGCCGTCCCGTTGATGCCGCGATAGCCCTGAAAGAACAGCGAACCGCTTGAACCGTCCTGCATGGTGATGCTAGACAAGGCGTTGGATGCGATCTCGCAATAACTGATCTCTGCTCCCGTGCTACTGGCCATTTCGACCACGCCCGCCGCGTTATAGGACGAGGTGCTGTTTGGAGCCGTTCGGGTAATCTTGAGGCCAAGCAGCTTGCAATTGGTGCTGCTGGTCATGGTCAGGCCAGCCGAGAGCGTGGGGACGCCATAGGTCTGGCCGCGCAGGGTGATGCCGGTCTTACCGTTGATGTTGGCTTGGCTGGTGAAAGTGCCAGCGTCCTGTAGCTGGATAATCTGGCCGTTGGTCGCCGCTGCGATGGCCGTGGCGAGTTCTGCGTCCGTGCTAACCGTGTAGTCAGCCGGCGCAACGCCAGACGCACTGGACCTGCGCCCAAGGCCGAGGGTCATTGATGTGGTAAGTCCGAGCATATGCCCTCAAAGGCTTGGGGCGGGCCAGCCTAAGCCAACCCGCCCCGTCCCCTGTTAAGCGCCGGTCGAGCCGTAAAGCGCGCGCGGATCGCTCCAGCCCGTGCTGTAGCGCTCGTATGCGCGATACTTCAGGTTGTCGGTGTCGAAGTCACCGTCCTGCTTGAACTCGGCAGCAGTGCGCTGGAACAGCTTGAGACCTTCCGGCACGTTGGTCCGGATGAAGAAAGCGTCCGCGTCGGTCAGGTAGTGATTGACCGCCAGTTCGGGGATGATCCCGGTGGTGCGGAGCGCGTTCAGGTCGTTGTTGGCCGTTCCGGGCTGGTTGGTCGACTTGAGGATGCGCTGGGCCTCGAAGAACAGTTCCTTCGGCACGATCAGCTTCTGCGGCTTGAGCGCAATGCGCAGGCCACGGCTGTTGGTCGCGCCCATGATCTGGATCGAGAGATCCTCAAGGCTGGCTTCCGAAAGGTCAGCCGGGGTCGCCAGCTCGTTCGACCAGTTGCCGGCAAGCGACGGGTGGTCGGTGGCCAGCAGTTCCTTGCCGTCGCCGCCAGTATACGAGCTGTTGAAAGCCCGGTTATACATGTTGGCGACCACATTTTCCTTGGTCTGGCGCATCGAGAAGGCCAACGAACCAGTCCGCTGCATCCCGATCTTCTCATACTGGTTGTCATCGATCGCCTCACGGGTGATGATGAAGCCCAGCGCATAAGCGATGTGGGTGTAGCGGGTGGTCACGCCCTGCGACATGGTGTCGTAGGACACGGCCTGACCCTGCGGCTTGATCGGGGCAAGACCGAAGCCGGTCATTTCCTGATCTTCCTCGTAGGTCATATCCGACGAGAACACATCGACCAGGTCGGTGTATTCCTTCGGGTGCTCGTTGTAGTTCACACCCCAGCGAGCGTTGAGGCCAGGCCAGAGGAGCTTGGCAATATTGCCAGTTGAAATAACGGACATGGCTTAGACCCCCGCGATCTGGTTGACATACTGGTGGCGGTTGATCCGCACCAGGAAGCGGCTTGCGTCCATGCCGGACGAGACCGAAGTCCCGACGTCGTTGTCCGCACGGTTGACCATGCCGACGATCTTGAGATCGAGGGTGTTGGTCGTGGCTTCGGTGGCATTGTTGATCGTGACGCCGGACTGGCCGGTGACGGTCGAACCCGAGCCGACCACGAAGTTGGCGTTGAGGCCGACGTCGTTGGCGGTCAGCGGGGTTCCGCCAGTGACCTGCTGGATCTCGAACAGGGCGTTCGGATCGTCGCAGACCAGCAGGACACGCTGGGTCGAAGCTGCGCGGTAGATCAGGCTGTCGCGGGTGTCGGCCAGAACGCCAACGACCACGCCAACAATGACGTCGCCGGTAGCGGCCTGCGCCACGTCCGAAAAGACCTGGCCGTTGATGAACTGCGAAGTGCCGGCCAGTTTGACCGGATCGCCGACGAAGATGGCAGTGGCGTCACCAGCGGGCACGGAATACTGCGAGATTTTCCCGGAGTAGACACCGCCGCCAATGCCGCCGACGGGACGAAGCCCGAAAGGCGAATTTAGGTTAGGCATGATTGGCACCTTGAGCGAATGCGGTTCCGCTTCGGGTGCCGTTCATGTGGCAGCGTTAGCGGTCGCGCTTGATTGAGCCTTCGCCATACTGCTCCCCGGAAGGAGCGATCTGGCCGGTTGCATCGACGCCTTGCGTAATCGCATCGTCGATTTGCCTATTCTGGGCTTCCTTATCCGCTGCGCCCGCCTGGTATTCCTCGACCGGCGTTTCCATCAGATATGCCCGGAGTGGCTCTCCGTTCGCCTTGGTTCCTACGAGGCGAGAGACCCGTGAACCCTCCCCTGTGCCTTGGATGGAGGTGTCCAAGACGAAATCATACGCCAGTTCTTCGGCGTTGGCAATACGGTTGCCGTCGTCGTTGACCCAGCGGCGGACATAGCCCGCACGGGTCGGCGCTTGCAGCTTGAGTGTGTGCCCGCCAACCGAGGCGCGGCGACGGCGCTTGCGGGCTTCGGGGGCGTCGAGATTGCCGGCAAGGACATCGCCGGTCTGGTTGAGCGGCGGACGGCCACGGCGCTTGGGTTCTTCTAGCATGGTCAATTCCAATCGTAGTCTTTGCAGAACTGTTCGCGGGTAAAGCCGGGGATCATCTTCACGAAGCGATCGCATTGGCGCTTGGCGTCGGCGGGGAGGTCGGCATAGGCCTTTGAGCCTCCCCGCGCTCCGGGGCGCGACCCACCGGGATTGGCAACGCTGGGCTTCGGCGCCGTGAACTTGCGATCCACGCGCTGCTCCAGCTCGGCCAGCCATGCCTTCTGACCGCCAGGCCAGTCCTTGGCCGGTCCCATCAGGTCGGCCTGCATGTCGGCGTATTTGGTGCGGCTTTCGTCTGGGCCATACCAGCCCGTCTTTTCGACCCATTCGGCCAGTTCGGCGCGCGCAGCCTTTTCGTCGAACTCAGGCTCGGCGTTGATCGTCGGCGCGTCCAGCGTGAACTCGCTCTCAAGGCTGCGCATGTCAGCCATAACCTTCTTGGCCGCCGCAACGTCGCCGGTTTCCACCGCATCGGCATGGCGCGCCTCAAGATCCGCCAGCGCTTGGTTGTAAGCGCGCTTTTCGGCCTTGGTGTAGAACTCCTGCGCCTGCTTCATGGTGCGCTTGAGGTCGTCGATCTCGCGCTTCAACGCCTTGTTCTGCTTTTGCAGAAACGGCATTACCTCGTCGGCGCGCTTTACGAAGGTCTCGGCATCGACCCACTTGTTGGCATCGCCGCGAAACTCCTCTTTCGGCGTCCAGCCATGCTTGCGGGCCTCGCTTTCGAAGTCGCGCTCGACGTTGGTGTCGCCAGCCTCGTCGGCCAGCACCTGATCAGCCAGCGCGCCGGCCGGAATGGCGTTCTCGGTGTCGATTGTGGTCTGGTCGGTCATCTCATTCCTCCAGTTCTGCCGTCACATCCACGTCGTTCAGGATGCGGTATTCCTGCTTGTCAGCGCCCTCGACGACCACGCCGCCGTATTTGGCGATCATCACCCGCGCTCCGGGCTTGGGGGCGGTAAAGTAAGGCGATGCCTTGGCTTCGGCCCATGCGTTGACGCCCACCGCGATCAGGGTGCCCTTGACCGTGGCGTATTTCTCCTTGTCCACCGCAGTCGGTGCCAGGATGATGCCGCCCTTGGTCACTTCCTCGACCGGATCGGGCAGGACCAAGACCCGCATGTCGAGCGGGCGGATGCCGCTGGTGTTACTCATCTGTCTTGTCCTCCAGTCCGTAGAACGCCCGCACGTCGGCGCAGCGCAGTTCGCTCAGGTCGGTCGCCATCTCAGCCCGGCATTGGTCCAGCGGCGTCAGGGGCGATCCCTTCGCCCATTCCATCGCCAACTGGTTCCGGTAGTCCCGCAGGTAGGCCCGGAAGGCCTCCGTCAGCGGGTTCGCCAGCCATCGGTTGAACTCCTCCGGCTCCGTCAATGGGTTCGCCATTGCCTTCTCCCTTCATGTCGTTTGAAACCTGGTCGGCCAG